GTAAAGACCATTCTCGGTTTCCATGCTTTCTTTTTGTTACGTTTCTGGCGATTAATCTCTTTCTTTATTGGAGCAAGAAGCAAGTCCATCGCCACGTTCCCAGCCTGTACGTCCTTAGTGTAACGCCTACCTTCAAAGTCCTTGCGTCCTTTGTCGTAGCTAGACAAACTAGGCATGTCCCAGAAGTCACCAATGTTTACAATAACATCAGGCTTTTTGTCAGCTATGTACCGACCTGCCCATGTCAGATGTTCTGTAGGTACACCTTCTTTAATTTGGCAATCAGGTATCACGCAAATCTTCATGTGTTCTCCTTAATGTAATCGACTAATTGTTTGTGTTCATCAACTGTAAAATGTTGTAAACCTTCTTTATCACACCACTGACCCATAGTCATCTTACTGCCTTTACGAACTTTCTTATTGCGATCAGACAGTACGAAGATTAACTCACCATCTATAGAATCTCTAATGGCTTTGTACTTCATAGTATCTCCAGCTCTAAAGAATCCTTTACACTCTATTAAGAACTTGCCACATACGAAGTCAGGAGTGTACTTGCGGTGAGTAACATACGGTACTGCAAATGGCTCGTACTCAAAATCTTTTGGTAGCTTTTCTGCGAGAGCTTTTTCTAAACCACTACGATAGTAGCTTTTCTTATTTTTTGGTTTCATGAAAATCCATTGGCATACTCACGCCACGTTGTAGCATCCATAGTAGCTGTGTATTCTCAACACACCTTTGAAAGCCATCGTCAAACTCCTCGATGTACATATCAATTATTGTCTTATCCCAAGCACTTCGATCAGTAGCGTCTAATATCTTATCCGCTTTCTTCTCACCGATACCTTTAATACCAATAATGTTATCTACTCGATCACCAGTAAGCATCTGCTTGTAGAAGAAGCGTATGCCTTCCTCTGCTGTAACAGTCTGCCAAGTTTGTTTGACGTAGTTGTAGTGTCTACCAGCGACCATCAACAAATCCTTGTCAATAGTAGCGATAGCTGTGTTATCTGTTTGGGCAAGAGCCAAAGCATCGTCTGCTTCCATGCCATCAATTACTTGCGCTCCGTATCTACTTTGCAAGTACTCTCTAATGACTTGATAATGAACTGGCTTCTCAGTGCCTTTACGGTTCTCTTTGTAGTCTTTTCTAATCTTGAATCTAAAATTATCCTTTCCAGTTAAATAAACTTTATAGCTACTGGTACTGGCTTCAGTGTCTTTTAGAATATTACTAATAAAGATTTTGCAAGAGTGTAAGGCGTGAGATTCTGGGTCAGCCGTAACTAACCCAGTCTCCTTGTCCTTCTTTTGAGAAGCGAATCCTATGCGATAAACAATCGGATCACCATCAATTAACAACTTCATTAGAAAGGAATGTCATCTTCAAAGTCATCATCAGCATCAGGCTTGACTACTGATAGCTTTGGACTACTTGCTGCATCGAGACGCTGCTCAAATCTCCAGCGAGTTAAGCCGAACATCGCTTTCTGAGCCGGATTATTCTCGTCATCGGAATCACCAATAGACATGTCTTTAATCCTTGCTTCAGCAATCGTGTCGTGGTACTTAGCTGGTATTGAAGTAATAGTATCAATGTTGTCGTAAGTTCTATCACCAGATACCTGATGCTTAACAATAACATTACAAGGCATACCCATGACTGAATCCCAGTCTGCGATCTCACCTTCCATAGCAGTGGTGTTAAACGCTTTATACATTTGCAGCTCGATACCACGCTCACTCATAGACTGGTAGATGTAGAAAGGTCTTGTCCAAAGAAAGCGTGGCTTCTCCACTCCATCAATAGTAACAGAGCTACCCAGTATCTCGATGCCTAAAGCAATCTGCTGCGCGTCTGGTTTCTCCTCTCCTTTGTAAGAGTTTTTCTGAAGACCCAAATCCGCTATATATACCAGCCGACCTTCATGCTCACCAGCCTCAAGATTGGTGTACTCAACATTTGAGTTGGTATTTTCTTGTTGTGGTGATTTACGTTTTAAAGCCATTTTTGTTTCTCCTAAAAAAAAATAATAGTACAGTATATTATACCATACTTTAGTGAATATTGGAATAGTTATTTCCAAATTGAATATCGCAATCTAAGTCTCGGTTAAGTTTTAACATATCATTAACCTTGTTTATAGATGTCTTCAGTAAGTCTTTGATTGTGTCTTTTTCGTCCTCCTTTATTTCCAAAATTATCTCATCATGAAACTGACCTGTAAGCTGAGGTCGTTGACTAAGTATCAGCTTTAACCACAAGTCAAAGCAGTATACACCTGTGCCTTGATTGAGCGTAGAGAATATATCCTTATCGCTTCGGAGCGAGTACCACAACCTACTTACTGGATTGTATAACCACATGGCGTCTTTTCCAGCTCTCTTTGTAGTCTGCTCTTTAGCAATCTTCTTTAGTGCCCAGTTACGCTTCCAGTAGGCCTTGTGTATCTTACTTGCTTCCTTTTCACTAATCGTAAGCTGCCGAGACAGTGTTTTAACACCTGCTCCGTAAGTACAAGCGTAGTTACCACCTTTGTAAGCGTGACGTAGCTGTGTCACCTCTGGCGTATGATTGCCAGCCTTGTACTCGTCTACTTCCTCAGTTGTTAAAGCCCCAGATGATTGTGCCAAATCAAGATGAGGATCGAAGCCTTCAGTCGTCATGTCCGCTACGAACTCTGGATCATGGTCGTACATGTAGTGCTGTTTGGTTCTATCCTCAAGTGAAGACATGTCAGAGCCGCAGAGTACACTACCTTCTTCACATGTCAGTAAGGCACGTATCTCTTTGCCGTACGGCTTACGAACGCTAGGTATATTGACACAAACTCGATGCTTAAAACGTAGCGTGTTAGTAAGTCCACCTATAGCTGCTACTAGATAACCATTCTCATCTGCATTTTTAAGGAATCCTTTAACTGTATTAATACGATGCTTCACCATCATTATAGTTTCTAAAGCAGCAACAGCAGGATTGTCTGGTATCAGCTTTAAGATCGAAGGACACATGTCACCTGACTTTAATTTGATTTGAGCCACACCACCTTGTTCAGTGATTTTGGGATCATATTTTTTATAGTCAAAGGTTTGTGGCTTCCAGCCAAGAGAGTAAAGCCAGTCCTTAACTTGAAAAACACTACCTGCATTTGGTGGTTCGTAGCCTACTACTACCTCGACCTCCTCATCATGAGCAAAGTCTAAGCCAAGCTCATCACACAGTGCTTGCCACTTCTCACCAGTAGCAGACAATGTACCGTCCTTCTTAAATGGTTTTGCTGGACGCTTACGCTTGGCAATCTTAGGTACTCGTGGCATAGCAGACATTAGTATAGACTGACTCTCTGCGTATTCCTTCTCCATGCTATCAACAAGGCTCTGAGCTGCATCAACATCCAGCTTCCATTTACTACGCTCTGCCAACTGAGCGCAGCGCATCTTGTGAGCTAAGTATCTAATCAACACCTCTGGCTTGTCGTTATAGAGAAAATTCAAATATGAAATCTCGCGCTTCCATACTTCAAGATTAATCCTTACGTCTTCTTCACAGCGATGCACGTATGTTTGCAGGTCAGCATTTTCCCAGTCTTCTACTTGTGGTTTAGCAACACCTATTTGCTCACCCCATTGAGCTAGGCCATGCTTGCCTTGATACGGCCACAAGTACCAAGATATAGCAAGAGTGTCAACGATGTTGCAAGGTATAGTTAGATCAAGAATACGCTCAATGATCGGTGCATCGTAACGAATAAAGTTGTGACCGATAATCCTATCCATCCTTGTGACCGATGCAAAGAACACTTGCATATCAGGACAAGTAGTAAACGTGGTTATCTTGTTCGTTCGACTGTCATGCACTGACATGCAGTGGATTTTAGTAGCATCGATACCGTCAGTCTCAATATCAATAACATAATCTACCATGATTTTTGCTCCAAGTACTCGGTAGTTTGAACATTATACTCTACATCACAGATAAAAGAATTGCCAAATTCTCTATCAAACAGGCTGTAAACTTCGGAGATGTTCTCTCGTTCTGGTGGACACTCTGGCGTACGATCACGAGACAATCCTATACCCAGTGTAAACCACTTCTCCATAGCACGAGAGCCTGTAAGCTCTGAACTTAATACTCTAGCACCTGCTTCATGGCTCTTGCTGCCTTTCTGTTTAGGATTTACGTGACTGAAACAGAAGATAGTTATTGGATATGTGTGGCAAAGATCGCTCATATCCGTTGAGATTTCATTGAGCCTATCGTTTGCTTCCGAGCTAGAATACCGAGAAATCAGTGCAGTAATTGGATCTATGAAGAAGATATTAGTACCATCCAGCAGATGCTGCTCCTCTATCGCAGTGCGAATATCACTCCAATCACGTGACGCACCACGATCATAGAAGGTCACGTACTCTGACATTCCTCGCAATGTAGAGCGTAGGAAGTCTGGATCATAGTCTACATCAGGACGAGTAAAATCTATCTTGCCTTGCTTACTAGATAAACGCCTTGCGGTCATGACTGGGCTGTTCTCTAAATCAAATATAGCTACTCTGTGTTTCTTGCTTATCAGGTGAGATGCCAACTGGTACTCAAAGTGACTCTTACCGATCTTAGGTGCTGCTGCTACTATGATTAGCTGGTGAGGACGGATACCATACGTTGCCTTTGTAAGTGTAGGCCACGCATACGGAATGCCGATCTCTGGTTTTACACATGCTTTCTCAATTAGCTCCTCATCAATAGTAACTAACTCACCTTGCCGTTCATACACTGAGTCCCAAACAGCCGCTTGATACAACTCCTTACCTTTGCCTTTCATGAGCATATCTGAAGCATCTTTCTCTGATAGCTTGGCAACTTTGAATAGTGGAAAGGCTTTCAGGCACTCGCGAGTAGCCTTCTTGCCAGCGTCATCGTTGTCAAAACACAAAATTACTTCTTCAAATTTAGACAGAAATTCACGATTAGACATCAAGTCTTTGACAGCTCCACTAGCTCCGCGTGTAAGCGATACAACTGCTGGATCACGAGTAGCATACTTGCTTGGCATATGTTCCTTAATCGCCTGATACAGACTCAGGCAGTCAAGACGGCCTTCACAAATAAACAACTTACGTCCAGCAGGAGCTAGATGTTGACCCCATAAATCAAGCTCACCTT